TTGCGGCTATATCGCTGGCGATTGCATCCCCGTTGTGATTTACTACGGCAAGCGCATGTTCATTGACAACATGGAACGCGCGTCGGGTTACGTGCGAAAGATGGTCGATCCGGCGCGGGTGTTGAACGCTCAGATTTCGCAGCTTGTCGAGATTGCGGCGGCTTCTCCGTTCGAGCGTCCGATTGTGACGCCAGCGCAGATTGCGGGGCATACTGAGGCCTGGGCCGAGGCGAACATCAAGCGCGCGCCGTTCGCGTTGCTCAATCCGGTGGTGGATGCGAACGGCAACGAGGTTCCTAGTGGGCCGATTGGCATGGTGACGCCGCCGCAAGTGCCGCCCGTTGTCGCAACGCTGGTGCAGGCGATGTCCGGCTTCATGGATGAGATGGGAGGCGCTGCGGATAGCGCGAACGAAACCAAGTCGAACGTGTCGGCGCAAGCTATGGAAATTGCGGCGCAGCGGACTGACGCTGCAAGCTATTCGTTTATGGATAATTTCCGCCAGTCAATGCAGCGGTGCGGTGAGATTTACGCGAGCAAGGCGTGCGAGATTTACGTCGAAGATGGCCGCGTTGTCGAAACGTTGGGCGATGACGGCGAGCGCGGCGAAGTCGAGCTAGGGCAGGATATTGTCGATGAAAGCGGGCGGTTTCGCGTCATCAATGACCTGTCGCGCGGCAAGTATATGGTGATTTCCGACGTGACGGAGCAGACTGCAACACGGCGCGACAAGACGGCGCGCACGATGCTGAACGTCGCGGCTGCGGCTGGTAGCGCGGGTGACACGGCTATGGCGCAAGCGGCGATTATCACGGCGGTGGCGAATATGGACGGTGAGGGCCTGACTGAGTTCAAGGATTGGAACCGTGGTCGCGCGCTGTCGATGGGTCTTGCCAAGCCGACGGACGAAGAGAAGCAGAAAGCGGCGCAAGCGTCCGAACAGAAACAGCCCGGGCCCGAAGAAGTGCTGGCGCAAGCCGTCGCCGCAGAGAAGCAGGCAAGCGCCATGCTCAAGCAAGCGCAAGCAGCTACCGAACAAGCGCGCGCTGGCGAGGTGCAGAGCAAGACTATGCTCAATGTCGCACAAGCTGAGGCTGCGGCCAAGGGCGACATTACGCCCAATGCTGACCCGATCGACCAAGTTGCCAAGGTCGCGGGCATTGCCGAGACTGAGGCGCGCACGGCATTGCTACGGGCTGACGCGCACAAGAAACACTTTGACGCTGCCAGCACGGTTGCGGCGCTAGGGCCTGCGCATCCGACCATGCGGGACAAAGCGCCCAAGCCTGGCGATGTCGAGGAAGGCCATGTGTATCTTGGCGGCGATCCCGGCAACGCAGCATCATGGCAGCCGGTGCAGTAGTGGCGCATCCTGCGGATAAATACGCGAACGCAACGCAACCGTGGATGCGGTATCAGCCGCGCGTTGACACGTTGACCGCATACAAGCCGACAATGACGCAACGCATCCCCGACATGGTTAAGGACGGGCTTCGTGCGCTCGGGCTAAACAAGTTCGCAGCTAATGCGTTTGGTTCACCGATTGCGGACGTGCTAGGATATTCGCCGGTAGGGGCTGTAGCGCAGTCATGGGACGCGGGGCAGGCTGCGGCACGCGCACCGGGCATGTTCGGCAAGGCTCGCGGGTTGGGCGGCGGCATGGCGTTGGCTGCGCTTGGTGCTGTGCCGGGTGGCAAGGCATTGGCGGGTAAGGCTGAACGCGAGTTGTTGAAGCGCCTGCCGCCTAGTGCGAGCCTTGCGGGGATTCCCCTGCCCGAAGATGCTTTCTTAGCGCGCATGGCACGGCGCGAACAAGTGCCGCTAGAACAAGCCCGATCGTCTCAAAACTGGATGGATTGGGAGCGGTTCAAATCCGGCGAACATCCCGGCGCTATGTTCAAGGGCTTTGAGGATGCGCCCGTCGCGGTTCGGCGTGAAGATGGCGAATTCGTAATCCTAGACGGGCATCATCGCACGACTGCGGCGCTTAACCGTGGCGACAAGAACATGGATATGTATGTCGTGAACGCGCGTGATTATGCGCCCGAAGTCATGGGCCGCGCGCCGTCCAAGAACAACGGGCCTAACACGGATGACCTGCTTGCGGAATTGCTCGGTATAAGCCCCGCCCCGCTCGCAATGGACGAGGCTTCGCGTATGGCGCGGGCTGCGGAGCAGGGTTTCACGGTTGACGCCTATCACGGCACCGAAGCGCCCGACTTTCAGCAATTCCTCCCAGAGTTTTCAGATACAGCGCGCAAGACGGGGACGCCGCACGGCGCGTTTGTGTTCTCGGATAGCCCGCACAACGCAAGCGGGTACGCGGGAAAGCCTAGCGGGCTTGGCTATGACATCGCCAATTTCGACAACGGCGGGCGCGTAATCCCCGCCAAAATCGCGCTAGGCCGCACCATGAAGGTGAACGCCAAGGGCGATAATTGGCGCGACATTTACCACAAGGGCGAATCCTACGACATCAACGAACTGGCGCAAATAGCGCAGGCCAAGGGCTACGACAGCCTGACCGTCAAGAACGTGGTGGATTCCAACGGCTACACGAAAAAGCCGCAGACAACACATTTCGTTTTCAACCCCGCCAACATTCGCAGCAAGTTCGCAGCCTTCGACCCCGCCAAGCGTGGGAGCGCGAACCTGTTAGCAGGGCTTGGCCTCGGTGGCTTGGGTTATGGGATGGTATCGGGAAGTTCAACAGATTGGGGCGACCCTACGCAATACTAACGCAACCCGGCTGCGCTTTGACCGGAGGGACTAAACTATGATTGACGGCGAAAACGACATTGCACTTGCCGACGATGACGCGCCGCTGGTGCTGACTGACGAAATACCCGACGACTTGCCCGCTGCTGTTGCGACCGATGACGCGCCCGATGATGCCGATGACGACGGCGGCGAAATTGAAATTAGCTTTGACGGCGAAGAGCCTATCATTGCAGCGGCTAAGCCCGCCGATAACTCGCTAATCCGCGATTTCCGCAAGCAGCGCCGCGCCGATGCTGCCGAGATTGCGCGGTTGAAGGCGATGGTCGAGGTCGCGCCGGTTGCTGCCAATGTCGAGCTTGGGCCGGTGCCGACACTGGAAAGCGTCGATTGGGACGAAAATGCGCTCGCTGCGGCTATTGAGGCTCGGGCAGAGCGCAAGCACGCATTGGAACTGCAACAGGCGGCGCAACAGGAAGCGGCGGCTAAACAGGCTGCGGCTGATGCGGCAGAGGCTGCTGAATACGTCAAGGCACGGTCGGCGCTCGGTGCGCGTGACTATGATGATGCGGAAGCTTCGTTCGTCGAGGCGTTTCCTAATCCGGCGTTTCAGCGGCTGGTGGTGCGCGCGTCTGACAATCCGGCTGCGGTGATCTACGCGCTGCACCGCGCGCCGGCCAAGCTTGCGGAATTGGCGGCAATTACTGATGCGGCGAAACTGGCTGCGGCAATCGGCAAAATGGAAGCGAGGCTTAAGGTGGTCAAGAAAAGCGCGGTGCAGCCTGAACGGCGCGTTTCGGGGGCGGCTCCGGTTCGCATGAATGGCGCTGACACGCATATGGCGCGGCTTGAAGCTGAAGCTGAACGCACGAATGACCGCTCCAAAATCTACGCATACAAGCGCCAGTTGGCGGCGCGGGCGGCTGCTCGTTAACAAACTTGCGCCTAGTGCAAAATGTTAGTATTGTAACCAAGGTTTCCGCAGCGCCTTAGCCTGCGAGGCATCGCCCGATAGCCGCCTGACGGTGTGGATTGGGCCTGACGTGGTGGCAATCCTGCCGCCCGTCGCCTCGCAAGCGAAAGGGCCTCCAATGGCAAATGATTTCAACAAAGAAGAGCGGGTCATGTTCGATGACATGCTCGAAAAGTTCGACAACACGCTCGTTGCGTCGCGCGCGGCTTTCCGCGTCAACACCGACCAGGTGATGATGGAGCGCACGAATGACATCGTGTGGTATCCGCAGCCGTATATCATGCCGACCTATTCGGGCAACGATGCGACCGCCGCCTTTGCGAAGGACGTGGCGCAGCTTTCGGTTCCGGCGTCGATCAACATGCAGAAGCATG